CATCTAAGTCCAGTCTCTGATGCCTTAAGTCCTAATTCTGAAGTTGCTACACCCTGATTAAATTCCGCAATCTGTTTAGACAGTCTTTGTCTTTCCTTCTCAAGAGTCATTCCATCTTCGGCAATCTTGATTCTTCTGCCTTCTGCGTCTATTGCGTCCTGCTTGAACCTGTTCTCTATAGTCTGCTGAACCTTCTTCTCGTACTTAGCGTCAAGATTAGCCCAAGCACGGAGTTTGCTCAGAGGCATACCCGCTATACCACGAGCCACATCTCCTTCACCCTCCTTAAGGGCTAGGTTAATCAGGTCAGCACTGTGTTGCGGAGCATCATCGGAAGCCTTATATGACTCCTTGTCCTCAGGATTCTGCAAGTCCTGAACAACATACTGAGCCACAGAACTCTGAACAGTCTGAGCCAACTCATCACGCTCTGCCTTTCCTTCGGCATATTTAGCAATAGCATTACCCAAGCCGCCTATGCCAGCGGCAATCCCCTTCCCCATCATCTCAGCAGTTTGTGCTGTGTATGGGAGAATGTTTATAGGCTGTATCTGTTCGCCTTTATATTGTGCAAATGGGCTTGCCATAAATTTATGATAAGAACTTTGACCAGCCTCCTGCGTGTCCTACGCCTCCAGCAAGACCTCCAGCGGCACTTCCAAGACCCTGAAGCAAGCCGCTTGTCATACTAGCCCTGTTCTGAGCGGTTGCTGTTCTGGCTTGCAGTTCCATATTCTGATTAGCCGCGACAAGATTGGCGTTGTACTGAGATTCTGGTTGCAGATATGTCGGGCCAAGATTGGCGTTGTATTGCGTAGCCATACCAGCCAGACCCATCGGAGACAGGGCTGACATACCGCTCTGAACAAGCGGAGAACCATACTGCTGGTAGGCATTTCCAGCCATTGTCACATCGTTGCCAAGTACTGTATTTGCAAACAGTCTGGCTCTGTCTTCACGCTGTAAACCAAGGTTGTATCCGCTAAGAACTTCAGAAGCAATCCCTTGATTGCTAAATGCAAGACCTCTGGCTGTACTAGCCGCTCTACCCATCTGCTGTGCCTGTGTCATCATTTCTGGTGTCAAAGCACTACCTGCGTTGAGTCCAGCCATAGCCTGTGTACGCATCTTGTTCTGCAACTCAGCACCACCGCCAAGACCAGCCTCGTAGGTCTTTCTGGAACTCTCCGCAATAGGTGTAAGAGCACCAGCAAATGTAGAGCCATACTGAGAAAGCAGGTTAGCACTGTCTCCCATCACTTCACGATAAAAGGTCTTCAGGTTGTTAGCCTGACCCATCATCTGCTCGTACTGCATCTTCTGCCACTGAGGAATAAGCCGTCTCTCGGCCTCCATCATCTGCGGAGCAAGGTCTATCTGAGCACGGATGGCATCAGACATCTCTCTGTAGTAGTCTCTAGGTGGCGGTGCTTGAACTTTAGTTGAACCCATTAGTTTTAAGTGTTAAGATTTTAGATTTGTTGAGTTTTTTTACCCTTGAGTTCCTGCAAGCCAGTATCTGACAACTAGGGTCAGACTCTATTTCTGGATACCTCTTCAGTATCTTTTCTATTATCTTTACTCTGGCATCGGAATTGTCAACCAGAGCATCCATAATATAGAAGTCGTGCTTCTCGGAGTTTATGGTTATGTTCTTCAGTATGGTGCTTACAGTAGGGATGTTGTTGTATTTTATAATAGGGAAGATGGTTATGACTCCGTTGAGTTTACCATTTTCGTAATTGCAGAACAGATACTTGTGCTCGTCCAACCAAGCCAACCACTCGTCCAACCACTCCACATCAAACACACACCGCTTACTAGTACCCCTCTTTTCTAGGATGTACTCGTAGGCATCCTTTGCCTGTTTAGTTGTAAAAGGCCAACTCAAGTTAGGCTATGTGCTTATCGTAAAGCATTAGGCTGGTCTGGCTTTAATGAAATCACATATATCAGAACGCAAAGACATTACGACAATACCTTGTATTTCTTAATTATCATTGATGTTGTTCCAGATGTAATTGGTGCAGAGAAACCCCAACTTCCACTTTGACCAGTTATTGATACAGTTTTTGATGTGTAAGTAGTTGATGAATCTTCAGTCCATTTTGCTGTTGTTTGATACCTAGGTGGTGTCGCTTTAATAGAAGGATTACTTACATACCATTTTGTTGAACCATCAAGAACTACGCTAACAGAAAACAATTCAGAGGTAGCAAATGAAGATGAGGAATTTATAATCGACCACCAATTAAAAATTACTTCAAATTCCCAAACTTCACCAACTGGTTTAGTAAATGTAGTAGAAACAAATCCAGTCGCACTAATATCCTCTTGGTAGATTTCGTACAGCAAGTATGTTGATGTTCCAGAACTAGATGTAATGCTTGAAACCCAAGCAGTACCATTATAGAACTCTAACTTGCTTGTAGTGCTATTAAATCTTGTGTCGCCAGCGACAGGTGTTGCAGGACGCTGGGCAGTAGTACCAACAGGAAGGCGAATACTTCTTGTAGATGTAAATGTAATATTACCATTAGGAACACTAAAGTTAATATTTCCACTTGAGGAAGATAGTTGAATGCTTGAGTGGGTAATTAAATCAATTGAAGACCCAACAGTAGCGTAGTTTTCCAATTTTATGTTTGGTGCATCAAGTCTAACTTCTGTCCATCCATTAATAGTAACTCCACCAATAGCGTTGCTTATTAAGCCAGTAGAAATGTCATTTCCTGTAAGCAGTGCGTTCTTAAGTAAGCACTTCTTTAATGACAAAGATGCAGGGTCGTAGATAAGAGTCTCCTCGTTTCCTGTAAGAGGACTTAAAGCAGTCTGTCCATTGATGACAGGTGGAAGCAGGACGGCAGAGTCAACAAGGTCATTGAGTCTGTCGTATGTTACTATTTGTCCGTCTGCAAATGTTTCGCCTTTTTGAATCTGTGACATATTATTTCTTGGTTTGAATGTTCTTAGTGTTCATCTTTGAGTACACTGCGGCAGACCTAATTGTCGGCCTCAGGTTTGTGGCAACAAACGACAACTGTACGCCAGTTCCTATCTTACGAAGAGGGATTCTTCTGGTCTCATCATCGTCACTAGGACTTCCGTAATTGTCAATAAGAGTAGTAGAATCTGGGTTCTGAACTAAAGCAAAGGTTTTAATAGCAGTACCAGCATCAAACTCAAAGTCTATTTCGGCACTGCTGAAACGCTTGTCCTTGAAAGTTCCGAACACATATCTGCGAGTAACAAGTTTAGACTCTATTTGGTTTTCCTTGAATTTCAATTCTCCAAGTACAAACGGAAGTCTTGGCTTGTCGTTGACCATATCTAAAATAGGAACGCCTTCAATAGCACCATACTCGTCATATTCTAGTTCCTCAGTAAGAAACAAACCCTCGTTTGAGTCTATGATAAACAGTCTTCTCTGAGTATCCAGTTTTGCTATGGCAAAGTTAAAGATGTCAATAGCCGCTGGGTATGTGTCAACCGACTCCCAAGCATTCAGTATGAAGTTGTACACCAAGACGACATTGTTCTTCTGTGAGTTGTCTATTGGCACTGCCAGATAGTACCTGTTGTTCCAGTATGCGGCAACAGCCCTATGAGCGTATGTCTTGTTTATGCGGAGTATGATGTCATCGACTGGAGCGGACATAGGCTGTGCATTGGTCAACAAACGCATAGACTCATTAGAGCCAACCTGCGTTGGGTTCATCATATACACGCCATAATCAGACAGGAAGATGACACCTCCGTTTGCCTGTACTATGCTCTTCTTGGCTATACAACCAATGTCAGTTACAAGCGTCTTGATAAAACAGGTTGCATCAAGAGCATCTCCAGTCGCATACCTGCCAACACCGATGTTCACATAGAATATGCTGTTACGCATAAACACAGTAAACTCATTCAGAGTCCAAGGTGCTACTCCGATGACCTCATCGTTGCCACCATTGTTGAATGTAAAAGAATCAAGCACATCCCAGTCCGTATAGTCTAGGTAGTTGCTTACGCACACAGAGTCTCTTCTTCTGATGTTGTTTGGCTCGCTGTGATACTTGCCCTGTGCAATGAACCTGTTGCCATAATACATCAAATCAGTGCAGTTCGGAAACTCGTGACCAGCGGTAGTTGTAGTTGGAAGTGCTGTTATGGACAAAGCCATATCCCACATAAGAGGTCTCTTAAGGTGTCCTCTTGTGATGAACAACTTGTCCATTCCTTGACATAAGGTGCAACCATCACTGGTCGTAATTGTCTCGCCAGCAGGAAATGCAACAGGAGCAGAAAGACCAGAAACAGATGTGTACTTGTACAGTTCTGTACCTGTAACAAACACTATGGTCTCTACTCCGTTTACATCCACATAGGTAGTGCTTCCGTAAATCTCAGTACCAGAAAACTCTACTGTAGATAGACGCTCAAGACCTTTTCTTGGTCTGGCTACACCCCTGTCAAACCTGTAGTTCTCAGACTTGCTGACCACGCCAGCAGGTAATGAGGATGGGTTGTCACGACTGTTTAGTCCGACAAATCCAGCATCACCATCTTTGACGAGTTCAACAGGCATTAGGTCTTGAAGAAGGCCGCATATATGCCGCTCAACTTGTCAGACCATCTGACACCAACATAAACACCGCCAAGAAAAGCGATTGATGAAACGATAAGTGTGAACATATTAGGAAATATACCAGTAGTTAGCGGCAAGTTTTGTGAGGATTCTATGACCAAGAGTGCCAGCAGACATTGTTCCAGTGTTCCCAACAAGGGTTGGTGAGCCAGCACCAGTTGTTGTAAAATCAATAGCACCACCGCCACCACCTGTATCGTAGTGAAGAATAATAATTGTTCCTATAGCAAAGTTGTATGTTGTATCTTCTGGAACAAAAATGTTCATAGGCATACCTCCACCAGAACCAGCAGGAACATACACTATATTATTAGTATCAGCCGCCGTCAAAGTATATGAAGCAGTTTGTGTATTTACTATCTTAGCGATAACAGGAGCAGTTGAGATGGTCGTAGAGTCTGGGAATGTGATTTCTGTTGGTGAAATTGTAATTCCAGAGCCTAGGTAATTCTGCATACGCAGAGTATTAGCAGAGGAATCAAACTTGAATGTATAGTTACCAGACCCTGTGTTGTAACCATTAAAGTTACCAGTAAGGTCAATATTTGTTACAGATAGCGTAGGAACTGTGAATGAAGTCCAAGCCGCATTCTGTCTGGCATAGAGATTGCCGTCAGAAGGAGCATCAGAAATGCCACCACCACCGCCACCAGTAGCCACAGACCAAGCACCATTCTTTCTGACATACTCAGAGCCGTCAGATGGAGCATCTGTAAGGTATGAACTCATACCAGCAATAGTCTGGTAAGTGCTACTAGCCGCAGATGTGGTCAAATATGAAGTCATACCAGAGATTGTCTGGTAAGTGCTAGATGCAGAAGATGTGGTTAAATAACCGCTAATGGAAGCACCAGCAGGGATAGTAACAGTGCCTGTAAAGGTTGGACTAGCCTTAGGTGCAAACCCCAAGGTAACCCAAGTCTGAAGGGCTAAAGTACCAGAATTTATTTCATCTATCTTTGCTTGAGTGACCTCATTGCCAATTTCAACAACATTGGCAGGAAGCCCTTGGCTAAGGGTTATCGACATAAATTAGACGCTTGCGTGAGCAAGGTGGATTAATGTTGAAGCGGCAGTGGCTCTAACACGAACAGTGCCATTGTAGTTCTCCAAAGAAATTGACCCAAGCGGAGCAACCAAAATGCCAGCAGTAGCGGTATCGTCAAAAACAACCTCGATATTGGCGGTCGTTGACTTGTTCTGAACTATAACCATAACTCGTCTGCTAGGAAGAGTAGGTGGAGTCAGAATGGTCGTATAGGCTGTTCCAATAGTGGAGTCAGCGTGTGTAACTCTCCTAATTGCAGGAGAAGAAAATGAAACATATGATGCGGACATTAGGTGTAAGGGTTGATGAATTTGATTTTTTGTGTCTGGTTTTGCTGTCTCGAAATCTTGTCTGCCTCTATGGACAGCATCTGATTGGCCTTTGAGTCAAGACCTGCCGCTTCCTGAAGTTGACCTTCAGATACAAGCCAGTTGGCGGCGGCTCCCCAAGAAAGGTAGTTACCAAAAATGTATGGAATCTCTATCTTCTGCCAGTTGGCAGGATGAGTATGTGGGCTGTTTCCTGCCGACACTGAAACAGTCAGGGCGGTATAGAAGTTTCCGTAATGTGGCTGTCCCGAGATTGGGAGGTATGTGCCAGTGTTTGACCCGCTGTCAAAGTACACCTGTGCTCCCTGATAGTACACCTTGGTGTCGTCATACAGTTCCCCTGTAAGCACAGGACACTTCTTTCTGTATGTGTACCATCCGCTTTCAACAAGGTTGGAGCGGAGGATAATCTTTATCTGTGTTCCGTCCTCGTAGACCTCGTAGCCAATCTCCCTCGCTCTGGTAGAGACCTGAGGGTTCAGGTTATAGACCGCAAGAACCTCTCCCGCATCAGCAGGAAGAGTAAACGAAACGACATTATTTGCGTCCGTAGTTGCCGTAAATTGAGTAAGTCTGCAAACATCCAGCCACTCGTCTTGCTCCCAAGCCTCACGGAGTCGAGCAGAAATGAAGTCACGGAACTGAGCAAATGTCTCGTCCGTGATGTTGTGCCTGTCGTTGCCACTATACTGAATGGCCTCGAAAAACACCTGTGAGAAGTTGGTTGTCCGCATTACTTTATAATATATCCGTCAGAGGAGAATACAGCCCCCTGCACAACTGTCTTTTTGCAATAATTGCGGACAGCGAGTTCGGGATTATCACGAAGGTATTCACGCATAAACTGCTTGTCCTTCCAGCATTCGTACCCGAGTCGCTGTCCCCAGTAGTGATAGGCATCCGCAGGAATGCTTGCGATTTTTCTGCCTAATCCTGCAACATCATTGGCCTCATTATTGTGGCCGTGATGTGCGATTTGCTTTGCTTCCGCTCTCGCAACTGACTCACGCATTCGCCAGCCGTTGATGAGTTCCCTTTCCATCTCTTTATGGAGATGGGCAGGGATTATCTCAACAAGCGACTGGACGAAGTCGTCAGCCACTAACGATTAGTTGGTGAAGTCGAACTTAGCGAGGCCAAGAGGATTCTTGACGATGCAAGTAGCGATAGCCTCGACCATTCGGGCAGGGCCACCACCATTGTCCGTCAGTTCCTTGACCTGAGCGATGTTGCCGCCGTAGCCAACGCCAACCAAGTCCATATTCAGCAGGTAACCGCAGAAGTTGTTCTTGAGGAAGAGCGAGGTGTGGATGCGAATCGAGCCGAAGTCACCTTCAAAGACATCGATGCTGGACTTGTACACGCTCTGCTCAGAGTCTCTGTTGAGAGTTCTGATGACGGAGGCCGTGTTAGTGTTGGCATTCTGTCTGGTTGTGTAGGTGAGAGCAGTGAAAGCCTGCTTCAACTTGTAGCCACCAAGGAGGTCGAACTCCTGCGGACGACCAGTCTGTTCAAACACGGAGGCCAGAATATTCTGGACAACGAGTTCGTCGAGAGCGGCAGTACCAACGCTGGAGATAGACGAGGTCGGGGTGCGGAACGCAGTCGGGACAGGGAGATAAGCATCGCCTGTGAAGTCGTTCTTAATCCACGAGTCGAGACCACGAGTGGCATAACCCTGAGAAACGCCATCATCGGCCTTAGGCAGATTAGCGGAGCAGAGGGTTCTTTCCATCTTACGCTTCAGGACTTCAGTGGCCTTGGCGACATTGTTCGACAGTTCTGAGCGAACACCAGCAACCACAGCGATGTCAGTCGTCAGAGGAGACACACGAGTGCTTTCTCTGAAAATCTGGATGTGGTTCGACAGTTCGTAGCGGTACTGGTTAGCACCATCCTTGACGAAGTTCTTGATTTGAGCACCATTCGGGTCAACATCCGTACCATCGACAATGCCAGCCTGTTCAGCGGAAACTGTCGGGAGGGAGTCAACCTGCCAGCGGAAAAGCGTATTTCCTGGCTTGGCGACCTTGGGAGCCATCGAGGTGAACGGAGTGGACTTGGCATCCACCATCGAGATGATGTCAGCAAGGGCTTCACGCTTACCGCTGACGATATTTGGTTCTGTTAATTTAGCCATAGTAGTATGGGGGTTAGTCTAGGAACTTGTTCATTACATTTGCTAGGTCATCCGTGCGGTTCGTCTTAACAAACCTTGCGTATGCGTTCTGACTGCGAACATCTTCCTTCTTAACAGTCGGAGCAACTCCGCTAGAACGAGGCTGAACTGGTGCTTTAACTATTGGCTTCTGTGCCTTGAACGCCGCTTCTCTGGCCTTTACGCCTCTGATATAGTCACCTATAACCATCTTGTAGTCTGGGAACTTCTTTATTGCGGGGAAAGACTTGAGGAACTGTTCAGCAATCTGACGCTCCTTTGCGGTCTTGTCGTTCCACCACGGATATTCCTTAACAACAACTTGGTCTAAGTTGTCCCTTGCTTGGAGGTACTGCATACGCTTGGGAAGCCCTTCTTCAAGTGCCTTCATTGCGTTGACCTTAATCTGCCGAATCTTGGCAGGGTCGTAGTACTCTTCCTCGCCCTTCTCATTGGTGTGCGTGAATCCGTCAGCGTTCTCCTCTGCCCAATTCCGAACCGACCTTGCTTGGGCAATCTCTGCCTCAATTTCTGCAATCGTATTCAAGTTTGAGTAGGGGTCGTCTGGCAGTTCTCGCTCCTTAGGAGCAGGAGTAGCGTTCTTCAGGTTCTCGACTTCCGCTCGCAGTTTTTCGATTTCGGCTTCCGCTTCCTTTCGCTTGGCTGTGAGTTTGTCGATTCTCTTCTGAACACCACGAGAAACTTCTTCTTGTTCTTCCTCGGACTGTGAATGAACCTCTTCGCCTTCAGTATCCTCAGTTGCGGCCTCTTGCGGCTCGTCATCGGACTGCTGGACTTCAGACTGGTTACTAACGGCTTCGTCTGCTTCCGCTTGTGGCTCGGCAACATCGTCCCACAAGAGTTCGTTCAGCCTACTGTTGATTTCAGCAGTGCTAGGAAAGTTGCTTTCCTGTGAACTGTTTTCGCCGTCGCCAGCGTTGGATTCGTTCACTTCTCCAGTGTTTTTATTATTGTCCATTAGATTAGGTCTAAAGTGCCTTGTTTAGGTCAGGGTTTTTACAGACTCCCAGAAACTGCATTCCACTTTACATCCTTTTTACAGATGTCAAACGAAAGTAAATTATTCTGGACTTAGCCCAGCGTCTATTCTGGCCTTCCTTCTTTCCTCAAGAAGCAAAGCCTTGAAGTTGGTTAGAGCGTCCGCTCTGCCGCATTGATGTATACGACTTTCCCCAACTAGGTCTTTGGAGACTGCCATTTCGGTTTCAGCCTTAATGTTTAAGTCTAAAACATACATAATATGCTCCCAAAGTTGGTTGCGTTCAGCAAAAGCGTAAACACCAATGTTATAATCAGTATCCTTCATTGGTCTGTCCCCCCTGTTCTTGTTTCATCTTATCTGAAACTGGTGTAACACCGATACGGCCTATCTGCTTGTTCTGCTGTTGCATCACAGACATCTGGAGGTTCTTTACATAATTCTGCAACAGGGCTTGGAACATCTGGTCACCCTGCGAGGCTTGCTGTGCCTTAAGATTCTTGGACATAATGTCCTGAAGGTACATCAACTTGGTCTGGGCTGTCGGGTCGTTCTCGACATAGTTGGCCTCGTTGCCAAGCATCATCATACCGATTTCGGTCTGCACATCCTTGTACAGTCTCTGGCTTGCCGATGCTTGGTCAGTCACAACAGCCTTGGCGATGTCTGAGGATACGGCCTCAACAGACAACTTGACCATAGCATTTCTGTCGATGATACCGCCTGTATCCTGCGGCAGGATGTACTGATTGATGGCCTGTAACTTCTCAAGGACGAGGTCGCTGTACAGGTTACGGACATCGAACTTCACCTCAAAGTCGTACTGATTGGTGATGTCGTCCATCATCTTCGGAATAGGGCTTCCGCAGATACGCTCGACCTCTACAACATCCATATACTGTAATGTCAACTGGAGCATCTGAGTGTAGACCTCAGACCAAGCCGTCAGCCAGTTGTCCACGGAGTTCTGCTGGAGCATCTGCGACAACGCAGGTGGCGTGTCCTCTCTGGTCAATCCAAAGTAGCCAGCCGCATCCTTCTCGATTTGGTTGACCACGAACTCCGCAATCTGCGGTGAACCTCTGGGCGGCTCCATCCACTTGTAGTCCGCATTGACATCTGAAACAGGGAGTAGCATCGCTGGCCCTATACGACCAGTACCTCCAACTCGTCTCTTATACATCAGGGGTGGGACAGTTTCAAACGCAGTGCGGTCACGCATAGCGTCTCTCTGTGCCTTGAGTTCGGCTTGGTCAGTAGAAAGGATATCTGTGATACCACGAGTTTCATAGATGGCCTTCCTGATGTACTCCCTGCGAAGCACTACAAAAGGATACTTTCCGTGGGAGTACCCTAATTTTCCGTGCTTCAAATGCGTTTCAGAACTGGCGTGTGGAGAGAACACTGTGTAGTAAACACACGGAGTTCCGTCCTCGCTCAGTTGTCTGTAATAGGCGTAGCACACTTCTATCAGATTGTTGGTCTTTAATCTGTAGTCTTGTGCAAGGGCTGTCGTAGGAACGACATTCGGGTCTCTATACCAAGAGAACATACCCTTGGTCTTACAGGCTTCCTCAACGCCTTCCTCGTCCCACTTGTCAGTGCCAATCATAGCACGGACTTCCAGTTCTGTCATAAACAGTTTCCTGAAAACTATCCGTGCCTTCTGAAGGTCAATCGTTTCTGGCGGGAACGAGATTTCGTCATACGGCTTGAGCGTTGTGACGACAGGAAGGCTTTTTATTAAAATTTCATCGTATACAGTAGTGTATCCCTGCTCTCTCAACTCCTTGACCATCTTCCGAATCTCCTTTTCGGAAAAATTGGGCAAAAAGTTCATTATGAGCGACACAGTCATCTCATCCTTGGTTTCGTCCACAATGAGCGAAGGAATAGACGAAAGAGGCGAATCTGGGTTCTGTTTGAACGCTTCAGAGGCCATATTCACAACATCGGAAATGGTGAACCTCTGCTCCCTAGTCCCCATCTCCTGCTCCCATCCGATGTGAACGGCAGACCATCCGAACTGGTTTGTGTAGTTGGCGAACAACTCCGCTTCCCTTCTCATCTCCTGCTTCATCCTGCCTGTGGTGATATACTCAAGCAGTGTTGCCATAGATGAGGCGTTCTTTGAGTCTTCAGCGGTTCTTCCAGACACACCAAGTTTAGAACCCTTGAGTGCGTTCATCCAGAGAGACACCTGCTCGTTGATGACTCTGTCTATGAGTCTGATTCTGGAGTCAGAAGCACCTTCAAACGGAAGAGCGGGGTCATCTTCATCCCGATTTTCAGAAAATTTCTTTCCGTCAGTTGTCTGTCCGTCCCATCTGCAAAAACGCAGGTCATCGTTGTCGTTTAAAGCAGTGGTGTTCGCACCAAACAGGTAGGAACGATTTAACTCGTTGACCAATTCTGGGATATTCGGCTTATCAGAGGCGATTAAAAGCGGTTCAGAAGACTCGCTCATCTCGTGTTTTTGTGATTCGTAATCGCTCATTAGTATGAAAAGGGCTTATTAACTGGCATTTGATTTGTGTCTATAAATTCAGGTTGCATTACCACTAAATACCTCAGGCAGTCAATAGGGTCTTTTGTTGCCCCCTTGTCTCCGTCTGCTCCTGTCCATTCCTTAATGGAGTAAATAAGGTTTTTGCAATCCTTTGTTACGAAAAGTTTAGGTTGGTTCAAAGGTGAGAGTGGCTGTTCGTGATTCCACGCAATTAGGTCATTAATCATAGCAACTCCTTGGTCGATGCTGATACCTGCGGCTGGTGAGAAGTACATTGGCTCCTCTCCTCCGTCTAGAAGTTCTATAATAGATGTTCCTCCGTCTCTGCCAACTGCCTGAGTCGCACCTGCACGAGGGTCGATGTATCTTTCCATTATCTCCTCATCGCCCTCAAGTTTGCGTATCAGTTTCTTGTAGTCGTCTATACCCATACCTGCTCCGTTACGCTGTGCCATACCCTCCTTGCCGTCTGGTTTTTCGCTGGGTAACGCCCACTCGCCATAACTTATGTCAGGAAACTCCCTATAAACATAGAGGTTTCCGTCATTTCCCTTCCTAGCCCAAATCATAAACCAGTTTCTAGCCCCAGCAGGGTCTATAACCATATAGTTAGTCCCTTCGGCTGGAACATCCTTACTGTCAATGATATGTGTGTCAGAGAATCTAGGGAATTGGTTACCGACTGTGTTGTCAGCCCATCCGTAAGCACGGATTTTTTTCTCGTACAGGTTTTTTCCGTCCAGAGTTTTA